TTGTAATTACAAATGTCCATCATGTAGAGTTGATTTAATTGTTGAAAATAGTGAAGGTATAAAAAGAGTTGAAAAAACGATTGAAGACATTGATAATTATTATTCAAAACACGTTCAAACTTTATACATAACCGGTTCAGGTGATCCATTTGTTTCCGTTGGATTTAGAAATTATTTAAGAAATTTTAACCCAAAAAAATATCCAAACTTAAAATCTATTCATTTACACACTAACGCAAGTATGTGGAATAAAGAAATGTGGGATAGTATGTCAAACGTACATAAATATGTTCATACTTGTGAAATCAGTATAGATGCTGGCACAAAAGATACTTACGAAAATAAAACAAGGTTGGGTGGTAATTGGGAAAACTTAATGAACAATTTAAAATTTATTAGTACCTTACCAAATATGAATGTAAAAGCATCTTTTGTAGTACAAGATAGTAACTACATGGAAATGGAAACATTTTATAATTTAATGTATTCTATTTTTGATAATAAAGTAAATGTGTTTTTTGGTAAAATAACAAATTGGGGAACATTTTCAGAGGGTGAATTTAAATTAAAACAAGTTTGGGATACGGAACATCCAGAACACCAATTGTTTAAAAAAGAATTTAATAAAATATGGAAAAATACAAATCTATTCCATAATTTATATGAGTTCATTGATAGTACCAATAAAACATTAATATAATATGAATGGATTTACCACAATAAAAGAATTTTTAACAAAAGAAGAATGTGATTTATTATTACAATTTTCATTAACTAAAAAGTTATCCGATGCAACAGTAGTTAACGGTGATTTAGATATAAGAAAATCAAATATTTTTTTTCATGATTATAGTTTAGATTTCCCAAATTTAAATGAAAAATTAATTAAAATTTTTAAAGAAGAAGTTAAGGTAAAAGGTTATGAAATTGATTTTACAGATAATGAATTTCAATTTACACAATATACAAAAGATGGTTATTATAATTGGCACACAGATTCTGATAGTGGTTTAACTAAAGAAAGATATTGTTCAATGGTTATACAATTAAACGAAGAATATACAGGAGGTGAATTACAAATAAAAGATGTGGATGATAACGAAGTAACATTAGAAAAAGGATTGGGTAATTTATTTATTTTTTATTCATATTTAACACATAGAGTAAAACCCATAATATCAGGAACAAGATATTCATTGGTTAATTGGTTTAAAATAACCCAATTGGAAAATTTTAAAAAAACTTTAATATGATTAGACCTATTGAAATAAAAAATTTTCTAAACGAGAAAGAGTGTGATTCTATAATTGAATTGTCAGATAGTATTGGTTTTAAACCAGCAGAAACCGCCTATGAAAGTGAAATTATCAAAAATTTAGATTTTAATAAAAGAGAAATTGCTTACATAAAATCGGATAAATTCAATGAAGTATTTAAAAACTTATCTAATAATGTTTTATATAAAATAAATTCTTTAACTATTTTTAAAGGATTAGAATACGATAATATTGGTAACTATTCTTTTAATAAATATTCTACTAATGATTTTTTAAATTATCATAACGATTTTCATGAAATTAAATTCGGTGCAACCATTACTGTCGTATTAGAATTATCAAACAACTATGACGGAGGAGAATTTTGTTACATATATAATAATGAAGAACTTCAATTTAAAAAAGGTAGAGGTTCTCTCTATATATTTGATTCAAATATGATGCACAAAGTTAATCCAATTACAAATGGAATCAGATATTCAATTAATTGTTGGCCAAAATACTCAATAAAAAAATCATTAATTTAATGAATACATTATGGACATTTGGAGATTCTTTTACCGATTTCTTTTATCCACCCGATAAATCGGAAATTCATTGGAGACAAAAATATATCAAATTCAAAGGGTACACACCAAAAGTATATGGTGAAATCATCGCAGAGAAACTTAATTTAAATTTAATAAATATAGGAATGGGGGGTGTGGACAATTCTCACATTTTAGAAATGTTTTGTAAAGTTGTTGATAAAATTAAAGAAGATGATATTTTAATATTTGGGTGGACAAATCAAAGTAGATTCAGATTAGTAAATAAACATAATCAATGGGGACATTTTAATACAGAACCAATAAATGATAAAGGATTTTTTTCACATAAAAAATTTGAGACTTTTGAGTTTATTTCAGAAAATACAGTACAAGAATTACTCATAAACAGAACAAATGTTCTTTATATGTTGGAAATTCGTAATTGGATAAAATTAATTAATTTTTCAACTAAAAATAAAATAATTCATTGGACATGGTGTCCCGATTTATCAAAATGTGGAATTATTCGTCCTAAAGGATATAAATCAATAAAAGAAGAAACCAATGGTGTGGTTGATGATGGACATTGGTGTGAAGATGGACACATTGAATTTGCTGATTTTTTAATTAATTTAATTAATAAAAATATAAATTTAAATGATTTTAAAAGAAAAAATCTTATTTAGTAAAGAGGAGTGTAATTCTATAATGTTATATAACGAAACAGACATTACAAATTGGATAGTGGGTGATAGAAAATATAATTCACAACCAATTAATTATTCGTTAGAAACCAAATGGTTATTCGATAAATTAAAAAAATTTGTTGAAACAGAAACCAAAATTAAATTTAGGTCTATTAAAAAACAAATACATTTTCATAAATATGTAAAAGGTGATTGGTTTGGGAAACACAACGATATTAGAGAAAATAGATTGTATGCTGTAGGAGTTTTATTAAACGATGATTTTAGTGGTGGAAATTTTAAATTATACAACCCAAATGAAATTATATTAGATAAAGTTATTGGAAATACATATTTATTTGATGTAAGAATAGACCACGAAATAACATCAATTTTAGAAGGTGAGAGGTATTCTTTATTGTGGTTTTTAGAAAACGAACATATAAAAATAGAGACAAATAAATTAATATGAAACCATTAGAATATTGGACACCGGAAGAATTTGAAATATCATCGTTTCTTTTTAATTTAAATGAAAGAAAAGGGAAAACATATAAAACATCTGGTACAGATAATACCGGTAGGTGTTCATATTCGTATAATGAGTTGGGGTTCAGGGGAGACAGTATTAAAAAAAATGGGTTTAAAATTATGTCATTAGGGTGTTCGAATACTGAAGGTGTTGGTGTAAATTATAGTGATACATGGCCAGCACAATTTTCTTATTTGATACCTAATGGTGTTAATTTTAATTTTGGTACGGGTGGACGAAGTAATGATTTTATATGTAGATGTTTATTAACATATTACGATATAATCAAACCAGACTTAGTTTTAATTATGTATCCATCACCTTTAAGAAGAGAAATATATACAGAAGATGGTGGAATTGAACCATTCATGCCGACAAGTTCTTGGGGTTATTTAAAAGAGACAAGTGACGGTATTAAAACACAAGAATATTTAACTCATTTACAAAATGATAATGAGGATATAATAAATTGGTATAAAAATCATTTATTGATAAAATATTTTTTAGAATCAAAAAAATGTAATTGGATTTGGAATGGTAGAGAATTAATGTCATTTGATTATGATGAACCTAATAGGTTTGACGGTGATTATGGAAAATATATAGATTTTGGTGCAGATGGTTCACATCCTGGACCAAATCACAATAAAACATATGCACATAAACTACACGACTTTATATCAAAAAATTTCCCACATTATATAAATTATTTACCAAAAAATAAACAAAATTTAATTTGATTTTTCATTTATTTTCATTATATTATCATTAATGAAAATACTTGCACATACATGTTTTATTGGAGTAACAGGATATGCTAACCACGCAAAGTCCTTTTTTTGTGCTCTGAACAAATACCACACAGTAAAGGTTAGAAACTCCACCATAGGTGGTGGTTGGAAAGGGATGAACGATACTCCACACGATGATGAACCTTACATCACTGATGAGATGAAGGATATGTTGATTCTTCAAACTCTTAATAATTCGGACGGTAGTAGATCAGATTACCCAATCTATGGATATGATGGTGGGTATAAACCTGACATTCATATTGTTTTGGTTGATACTAACAATCGTTATTTTTATGATAACTACGATGGTTATAAAATTGCGTATAACGTTTGGGAATCAACACGTTATCCCGATAATTTCTTTAAAAGGTTACATTACTTCGATGAGGTATGGGTTCCGACTCAATGGCAATTTGATTGTTTGGTTGAACAAGGTTACCCATCACATAAAATATCAATAGTTCCTGAGGGAGTCGATGTGGACACATTTAAACCGTTAATTAAGACACCAAAGAAGGACAAATTTAGATTCTTACACTTTGGTAGATGGGATTATAGAAAAGGAACCACAGAGGTTTTAAGGACATTTGGTGAGGTTTTTAAAGGTAGAACCGATGTGGAGTTAATTGCATCAGTTGAAAACCCTTATCCATTTGACGGACTTAAAACAACCGAAGATAGAGTTAAACATCACAACATAGATACAACGAATATCAAGTTTATAAAATTCACACCACAGGAAGAATATGTAAAATATTTACAAGAGGGTGATGTGTTTGTAACGTGTGCTCGTAGTGAAGGGTGGAACTTACCATTGATTGAGGCTATGGCTTGTGGAACACCATCAATCTATTCAGATTGGGGAGGTCAGTTACAGTTTGCCGAAGGTAAAGGTATTCCTGTAAAGATAGATGGATTAAGACCTGCTAATGTGGAACACAAAGATTTTCCTGGTGAGTATTGTGAACCTGATTGGAATAATTTGGGTGAACAAATGTTAAGTGCGTTTAACGAATATAAAAAACATAAATCATTTGCCATGGTTGAATCAAAAGAAACACATGAAGAGTTTAATTGGAGCACTGTTGCAAAGGGAGCTTCAGATATACTTGAAAATAAATTTGATGACTTTGCATTTATCACAACTGATAACATTGGATATATGCCTGTTATTGAAAAGTTAGTTCAATCATTATTAGAATTTTCTAAACGTAAGATTATAGTATATGGTATTGATTGTGAGGTTCCATTTGATTATCCAAATATCATTAAAAGAACGATAACAACACAAAAGATATCTGAACACGATAAATGGTATTGGAAACAAATGGTATGTATTGAATCTATTAATGAAGGATTTGATAATTACGTTTGGATGGATGGTGATGTTGTTGTAAACTACAACGTAGATAATATTAAATCTTATTTCAAAGATATTGAGAACTATCCAATATCTGATGTACACGTTCAAGAAGAATTCTTTGGTTGGTATGATGACGGAAAAAATTCACAACTATTCAACGAACAAGTTGCAAAAGAATGGGGAGTTCAAAAACAACAACCTTATATGCATGTTTGTATGTATATTTTTAATAAGGAATGTAAATGGTGGTTTGAAGAGATCCTTAATCATTATGTGGAAGTAATGAAAGACGGCGGTAAAGACTATAAACGTTTATACCTATGGAATGATGAGGGTATTGACAACGCAATGAGATGGAAATACAACTTTAAAAAACATTTACCACTATCTAATTTTGATACGTCATCTTATGATGGTGATGATGGAATGACAAATGAAACACAACATCATTTCTTAAAGTTTTGGAATGAAGAAGGACCACAAAACTTCAATAGAATATTTGGATATCAAGCAATACCAAAAGATAAGAATCAAATTCTTTATTTCCACGGTAATAAAAATGCACAGATGTCCGATTTTATGATGGACTTTATTAAGATGAAACGTGATAACGGTTTTTATAAATCAGAACAATTTTATACATCATTAGATGTTAACACATATAAGTTAGAGAACTTAGGTGATATCAAAGACGTGCAAGGTGGAACCATTGAGATTGCAGATAAGTATGGATGGGCAAGAGCAATCTATCATGAAATTTTTAATTTACATGATTACTATAAAGGTGGTAATGAAAGAAGAATAAATGAAGGTGATATTGTAGTTGATTTGGGTGGTAATATGGGAATCTTTAATAGATGGGCATATAGTCAAGGTGCAAGTAAAGTAATTTCATTTGAACCAGATAGACGATATTTTAAATTACTATCACTTAACGCTGACCCACGTTCAATATTATTTAATGCTGCTGCCGCACATGAAATTGGAGAATTGAATTTATATGAGAGTACTCACTTAGGAGGATCAAATGTTTTTGGTATTGAAGGTCAAGAAGGATATAGTGTTAAAACATATACATTAAACTATCTTTTTGAAAGTGGTTTGGTGGACCATATTGATTTCCTTAAGGTCGATATTGAAGGAGCAGAACATGCAGCATTTGCGGGTATTAGTGATGAGAACTTACAAAAAGTTAAAACCATAGCAATGGAATATCATCATAGTCATTTTGATTTTGATGATGAATTAAGAACAAATTTTATAAATAAAATGAATGGATTAGGATTCAATTCATATCTATTATTTATGGGTAATAATAACAGTTTACAAATGATATATTTTTGGAAATGAGCACATTAGATAATTTGGCAAAAGTATACGGAACCGATAAGTCTTCCGATAAACACAATTATTGTGTTAAATATGAAAAGTATTTACCATTTAACAGATATGATAAATTAAACATATTGGAGATTGGTGTCTTAGATGGTAAATCACTATTAACTTGGAAGGATTATTATTATCGATCCAATATTTTAGGTATTGACATTAATCCTGATTGTAAAAAATATGAGGAGGAAAGAATTTTTATTGAAATAGGTTCACAAGATGACGATAAGTTTTTAAATAAAATTTCAAATGAATATGGTCCATTTGATTTTATATTAGATGATGGATCACATTTGAATGAACATGTTATTTATTCATTTGAAACACTATTTCAATACGTTAAATCGGGTGGTATGTACATTGTTGAAGATGTTGCAACATCCTATTTCCCTTGGTACGGTGGAGGTTTAAATGACCCTAAGAGTATGATGGAATACTTCAAGAAATTAACGGATGATATTAACTTTAGAGGTGTTGAGAACTTAGATGATCAAGCCGCAGTATGGGATCGACGAGAAGATAAACTAATACCGTATTCAAATAAAGTACAACCTGATTGTAGAACTGATATAGAATCAATAACCTTCCTTAATGGAATAATTTTAATAAGAAAAAGATAATGGGATATACACAATTTAATGATGATGTTTTTGTAGTTGACTGCTGGCCTGATAATAAAGATAAAGAAAATGTTTTAAAGAAATTACTTATAAGTTTAAAGGTTTATAATTGTCCCATTATATTATGTGGACATTATGCGGTTTCACCTGAGATACAAGTGTTAGCGGATTACTATCTATATGATGGTAATAACGATATATTATTAGAAAAGGATTTTGCGGAGTACGGTATTAATAGTGATAGATGGACTGATATGGGAACGTATAAGATAACTAATAAAATAGATTTCCATCACGACTATGCAATTTGGTTGACAATGAAAAATGCTTTCAATCTTGTTAAACAATTAGGTAAACAATATATTCATTTCTTAGAGTATGATAACTTACCAGATGAAATTCAGTATCGTCAAGCATTTATGGAATATATTAGAAGTAATGATGCCGTGGTTTACGAGTATTCAGAAGGATCAACAAAAGAAAGTAATCCATATAGTTCAGCTTATATCTTTTCAATTAAGACCGATGTTGCGTTAAAGATGATTAGTCTTATTAATAGTAAAGAAGAATACTTCAAGGGTAAACCCGATAGATGGCAATTAGAAAAACAATTATACCAATCAATTAAGAAGGTTACCAATAGTATATTTGTTAGTAAGTATATTCCTAATGATAATGAACTTAATATGTTCGCGGTATGGAACAGAAATGGTATATTAAAAAATGGTGCACGTTTACAAACTTATTTAGGTGTTGATGATGCGGGACAATTGTTTGTTCATTTTATATCTGGATTTTCAGAACAACCAGCCGATAAGGATTATTTAATTGAAGTTAACTATGGAACATATAAAAAATTCCATACAGTTAAAAAGGGTGAATACAAATTAGAAAGACTTGGTGAATATAAACAAAATGAAGTAGTTGAAGTACGTCATCAAGGATTAGAAATATTCACACAGGAACTTAAAGATGAAATGAATGAGTTTAGAAGAAAGAATAAACTATCAAGAAATAATGTTAACACAAATAGAAGGACTAACATACATTTTGTTGATGGTCCATTTGTTGAGGTATTAGAAGAAGGAGATTATCTTTACAACGTTCAATTTATAGACAAGAAAAATGGTAAATTAGAATTTGAGTTTAATTTAAAGAGTAATCATTGGGTTAGGTCATCTAAAAAATACTATGTAGATTGGTTAATTAAAATTAAAGGTGTTGATAATGATTTCTATCAAGAGTATAATTTTGATTTAACGGATAAAAGAGTAATGATATGTTTTGAATCTAAATCATTAGGAGATAGTTTAGCTTGGATACCATATGTTGAGAAATTTAGAACAGATAATAAATGTAAAGTAATTTGTTCATCATTTAATAACGATCTATTCAAAGATCAGTATCCCGATATTGAGTTTGTTTTACCTGGATCAAACGTAAATAATATACATGCGTTATATCGTTTAGGTTTATTTTATACCAGTGACCGTAAAATTGATGACACAAAACATTACAACGATCCTAAAAGGGAACCATTAATGAAAGTGGCGTCCGACATTCTTGGATTAGATTATGTGGAACTTAAACCTAAATTAAAGAAATTAGGTAAGAAGAAGAAAAAATTGGTTTCAATTGCTATTCATTCAACAGCTCAATGTAAATATTGGAATAATCCAACAGGATGGCAGGAAGTGGTAGATTATCTTAAAGCTAAGAATTATGAAGTTAGACTCTTATCTCGTGAGGAAGATGGTTACATGGGTAACAAACATCCTAAAGGAATTACGGTACAACCTAAGAGTAAACTGACCGATATCATAAAAGTTTTACAAGAGTCTGAATTATTTATAGGTATAAGCAGTGGATTAAGTTGGTTATCTTGGGCGTCAGGAACCCCTACAGTAATTATTTCAGGTTTTACTGACGTAGATTTAGAACCATTAGACGGTGTAACAAGGGTAATCAATAAAAATGTATGTAATAGTTGTTGGTCTAACCACGAATTTGATCCTGGTAATTGGAATTGGTGTCCTATTCATGAAAAGACAGAAAACCAATTTGAATGTTCAAAAACTATTACAGGAGGAGAAGTTATTGAAAAACTCGAAAAACTTCTACCAATTTAGAGATATTTTTTATACAATTTGAAAGTTCAAAGTATTTATAAGGGTATAACAATATAACCTATGAAAATATTTGACGCAAATGTCTCTGGATCACTAAACGTATCGGGCTCGGCTCGTTTTTTTGGAGATCTTACGGTAGACGGAACAATAAATGCTGCGATTAGTGGTACATCCACAAATGCACTATCCCTAAACACAACGGGTTCTGCTCGTTTTGCTACTACAGGTAGTAACACATTTAACGCTAACCAAACAATTAGTGGATCAATAATCCCTGCCGTTACTAATACTTACGATTTGGGTGACCCAACACATTGGTGGAAGGACATCTACGTATCTACAGGTTCCATCTTCATTGGTGGAATTAAGGCTATCAGTACAAACTCTGATGGTACAATACAAGTAGGGGCTCAAGTTGTTCAAACTTCAGCGAGTTTGGCTGCTGTAGGTCTACCAGTTCCTCCAACAGGTTCTGCAGGATCAAGTCAAAGTACATTAGTAGGTAGTCAAAATATCACAGGTAGTCAATCTATTACAGGTAGTATGTCGGTTAGTGGTAGTATGGTTGTGACTGGTTCATTATTCATTAATGGAACATCATATACTGCGGCAACATCAGGAACTTCAGGTTCTAGTGGTTCTTCAGGGTCTAACGGTTCTTCAGGAACATCAGGTTCTAGTGGATCTAACGGTTCATCAGG